ACTTTTTGCCAATAAATTGCGTCTGACATTTGTTTGCGTTTTTTGACACTAGGTTTTGTGAATTCTTTACGTTCTTTAAGATTTTTCAATACATCCGAATCTTTAAGTTTTTTCTTCCAGAGACGTAATGCAAATCCTAAATCGCCATTTGGAACAGCGACACCTAAAGCAAAGCCTGGAATAATTGATTGATGATACTTGTGTTTTTTACTCATGTAACTTGTTTTTGAAATTTAACTATTTTGATTTTCTGTTTATAACTTTGAATTTGAATTTTGATACTTCTGGTAATTGTGAAACAAATCCTTGAATTCTTTGCGAGTCTTTACCGACATCATCACTTTGTGTGAATCTCATATATCCGACGCCTTTCTCAGCATCAAATTTATTTTGAATAACTTGCAATCCTTTTTTATTTGCAAAATTTTCTATGTCAGAACGAACGTCTGCATAGGTAGATGGATCGAACAATTTGTATACAACGCCTCCTTGGTAATCAGTTATTTTGTTTACCAATTGAGCTTCTTTGATACTATTTTCTTTCAAACCAAAAAATTCTTTATACAAATTTTTGTTCATCATTGTTTCCTATATATAATAATGAATAATATTCAAACAACCAAATTATTCTACATCAAAGTATTTATTTAATTGTTGTCCTATATCTTCATATGCCATTGCAAGTCTTTCTTGAAGTTGAGACATTTCCTGTGCGGTAGCTTCAAATGTTTTATATGAACCGTTCAATTCTTTCAAATGACGATTCATTGATACTTTATCAAACCAATCTGCATTCTCATTAACAATCATTTCAGCACGTTCTATGATGTTACGTACTCTTTTTGTAATTTCTTTTAAATCACCTTTGCCATATACGGATTCACTCATAGCAGAAAAGTTTTTTAGGCTCTGAACAAATTCTGACTTTTCTTCTTTCGTTAATGAAGGTTGTTGTTCACCTTCCATCATTTCAAGTATATATTTTAAGTTGCTTTTCATATTATATCCTACATTTTCCGTTATCGCAAAGAATTGATGTAATTATTTGATTTGTTGTTGCGTACTTAAATCTTTTTTCTACAGCTCCTGCAGACTCATTCATTTTGGAAGGACGCATAAATGCACCATGGGTTGATGGATTTGAAACAAAGTCCCATGCAATAAGTTCAAAGTCGTCTTGTACTTCTACTGCTCCTTCTTTGTATAATTCTTTTACAGAACCTAAACCTCTGCTTGAAATTCCTAATGTAATTCCTTCTTTAAACAACGTTTTAAGGATCTTTCCTGAGGGCGTGTCAAGTACTTGGACTGTTCCCATCAAATCATCTCCACTCCACCAAATCTTAAGTATGTTATGTGATACGTTGTTCAAGTTCACGACCGATGACTCTGGATGATCTAATTCGCCTAATGCTCTGTTCTGTTCAATAAATTCTGTCACGTATCGTTTACATTCTCTTTCTAAAATATGTTTAGGATATATTCTACCATTTTGGTTTTTTGCTCCAGCACGTTGAAGTACCCCTTGAACAATAAATCCGCCGGGTACGCCATATTCTCTAGCACTTTGCTCTGACAATACCTTTGGTTGAAATGGTTTATATTCTAATAAAAGATTGTTCATATTATTCTCCTAATGCTCTTACTCTTTCAGATATCTTAACAAGACGCTCTGATATTTTTGTTAATGCTTTATCAACAGATGGGCCATATCCTTCACGAGACAAACCCGACTCCGTTTTTAAACGAGAAGAATAACGAACAAGTTGTTCAATTTCTTGAAGCTTTTTTGAAACTTCTTTGATCGTTTCTTTTACTTTTTTATCTGGTGTTGATTTTGAATCACCCAATGCAAATTTTTTGTATGATTCAATAAGTTGTTCATACTTCTTATCCATTGATTCTGCAACACCTGCATACTTCATTTTCTTTTTCTTGCGAGCTTGTTCTGGTGTAGAAAATGCTTTTGGTGTATTGTATGCTCCTGCTCCTGATGATGTAGACATCTCGTCCATGGTCTCTATCTCATATGTAATTCGGTATATATAGTTGCGACCTTGCTGGTACATTTTACGATCGATAATTTTTATATTACCATATTCCATTTTAACTTTTCTCAACTCAAAATTTGCTTTTTTCATTGCAGTTGCTTGATCTGTAGACTCGCCTTCGACAGATAACGGAACTTCTTCTTCATTTGAATTTTGCTGTTCAGTCATATCCGTTTCTGATTCTGGATTCATAAAATCACCTCGCCAATCAGTTGTGGAGTCTAATACTTCAATATCATGTGCTGCAAAATCACCCATTAAATCTTCAATTTCACTTTGAACAAACGATGCATATACATTGCTACCATAAATAGTAACTTCTGGATAGCCGTTTCTTTTATCAGCAAATAGATTAAGAGCTTTACGGGCATCTCTTAAAGATACTTCAATATAATATGGCTCATCAAGTGCTCCGCGAAGTCCTTCAAATTTTAAATCTTCACCAGATTTATCAGCTACATCTTTTGCTTTATCTATAGTTCGTTGATCTGCATCAGCTGAAACTGTTACTGCTTCATTATATTCTTTATCTTTTACTTTTTTGATTGCATCTTCTCGAGACATACCACTCTTCACCATACGAGCAATCATTACATCTGCAAAGTCCTTATCGCCATCTTTATCTTGATCTTGCTCCACTACTTTAAATTTTTGTTGCATTTCTTTTAGCAATGATTTCATTTATGTACCTCGTTTAGTTCTTTTATCAAATCAAAATAACGTAAAAGATTTAATACGTGTGATTCTTTAATAATATTAATATTTTCTACATCGCAAAGCATTTCTGATAATCGTTCTACTTTAATTTTAGTAGCTGCATCATCAATTTTTGCAACTTGCGCTTTCAAACCTTTTTTAATTGTAGGAATAACGGTTTGAATATATTCTTTTAATATATCCGAATCATTAACGTTTGTTATATATTTGTTTAATAAACGTTTTTGATTTTCATCTAATCCGGAATATTTGTCATTAAATTTATCAACAAGTAATCTATATGTTAATAATCGTTGATCTTTTGACTGAGATTTGAATGTTTCTAATACTACATCACGTTGCTTTTCTTGTTGAGCACGTTCTGTTATAATATTATTTACAATCTCGCTTTTGCATTCCATTATTTGTTTTGGATTGTCTGCTTCATCATTTTCAAAAATAATGTATGCAGAAGCTAATAGCTTATAATTATGAACTCTAATTTTTGAAATTTGATCTAATTTAAATTTTTCAGATATTTCTTTTACTAAGTTATAACGTTCTCTTCTTAGTACTGATTTATTTAATTTAGAATGAGCTGCTTTTACGCTACGTATATATTCTAATGCACCTGCCTCAGATTTAAATTGTTCTTTAAGCAATGCATTATATAATTTCATTTCTTTTGCTAATTCTGTATTCTTACCAAAATACTTCTTAATAATATCAATAGTATTTGATTTATCAGAAGTTAATGTTTCAGAGGTTAGTTTACGAACTAACATTTCAAAAAGGATACCGGTATTTTTATACTTCGAATGTTTTAGTTTCTTCATAGTGTTCCTATAGTATCTTTACTATAAATATTATTCATCATTTAAAATATTGTTTTCATCCAACATTGACCCCGAATCTGTATCAGTATGTTCTGTGTTAAATGTTTCTGTTATAATTTTTGGGCCTTTAGGTTTAATTTTTTTCAATATATCTGCATGTTCTGTTGCAAATGATGAATTTCTAGATTGTCTTCTATAGAATCTAGGATCAGGCGTAAATGTTGTTGCTTGGCCAGCTGACTTAACATCTTGTTTGATTTGTTTGATACCTAGCGGATCCCATCCTAACGCATTTTTATGCTGGCCTGACTTAATACCTTCTGGCGGTCTGCCCCCTTTATCTGGTTCTAAAACATCATTAGCACTCATATGAGCTGTTGCTAAATCATGCGGAGTACCATATGATTGACCAGTTACTGTAGGGTCATTTCCTTCTTGTTCTATTTGATTTTGACGGAATGTTAATTTTAAATCTTCAACAATATCATTTCTTTGTTGCAGCCATTCTTCTTCTGACATATTGAATATGAATTCATAAATGTACTTATGAGAAACTAATTTAGAATCTTTCATTGACTGTGCTAATTGCATTTTCTCATTCATCAATGCAACTTTTTGTTGATCATAAATTATCGATGGTGCTGTAAGTTCTAATTCGAAATTAACTAAATCCTTATCTTCATATCCTTGAGAATATAAATGTATGATTGCAATTTTAGTTAATTCAGAAATAACAATTTTTTGTAATCTTTCAATTGTTCTTGCAAAACGAATATCCATAGATGCTAATGTAGATTTTCCTTCTACACCTTCATCAAATCCTAAGAATGGCTTTGGTACTTTTAATGCAGCCATCATTTTATGTTTTACATATTCAATATCATCAATACCTGTAAATTCCATTCCATCTAATGTATCAATTTGAGTAGATGAATTGCCACCACGAACTGGAAGATAATAATCTTCTAACATATTATTTAAATTAAACTTTAAGTTATAATTACCAGTCTTGGGATCAACGTGTGGAATTTTTTTCATTTTGTTGATAACTTGTTCCATATAAGTATCAACTTCATTAGGTGGAATATTACCAATATCTATTTTAAAAATACGTTTTTGAGGTGCACGCATAATTCTATGAATAAGCATTGCATCTTCTAATAACATTAATTTTTGAAATTCGTGACGAGCTCCTTCTAACATACTTCTACCGTATGGTAAAAAGTTAGAATCTGAAATATTACGAAAATGTGCTATTTCAAATACATCATATGTAAGTTGTTCTGATACAATATGTCTAAATTTAATATCATATTCACCAGTATTTTCATTGAATTCTTCCCATCGCTCTATTTCATAAGAAGAAAATGGACGAACATTAATAATACCTATTTCATCAGCAATATCTAATTTTAAAAAGAAATCGCCATATTTTGCCATATTACGAATCCATGGCCAAAGATTAAATTCAATATTCATTACATCATAAAACAAATTGTAAAGAATTTTTTGAATTCTACTATCTGATGATTTAACTGTAAGAACGTCCCCAAACTGATCAGCTAATGTAGATTCGTCAGCATATATATCTAATGCAGATGATATGATTGGGTCTTTATCCATCATTTCATAGTCAGTGTATAACTGCATACGATTTTGATGCATGTAATAATTTGAGTCATATCCGCCCATACCGCCAACACGGTGTTTATTAGACCCATGTAATCTTGTATATCTATCAGCAACTTTACTTTGCGTTAAGTTACCTGTAGATTGAAGGCGATTTGTATCTACTACTCGTAGTTTATCTTTACCATAGGTTCTAACTATTACGTTGGTAGAAAATAAGTTTTGTAATCTTTTTCTTAATGACGCCATAATATTTATTCTTTATATTAAATAAATATTCCGTTACTTAATAAGCCAGGTCAAATCTTCATTGCCGTAACCATTATCCCAGTCCCAACCAGTATTTTGTGGTCGATTTGTTCCTGTATATATAACCGAATCTGTTTTTTGGAATTGTGTTAATGCTCGTTTATTGAGTTCAATTCCTTGTTGTCTTAATTTTAAAGACGTATCTCGTAACCAAAGTCCAATAGCAAAACTCATAACAAGGTCATCATTATATCCTCGTTGTGCTTGTGCTTTACCATTTTCCCAAATAAATACAAATAATTCTTGTATAAGTCGTTTTGAATGAATGATAGGAGATCCTTCTCTCATATACATTTCAAGTGATGATATCATTAATGGTCTTGTTCTTGATGTTGTTGAAACACCAGGTACCATTTGTGATTTGTCTTTCGTATCATAACCTTTTTTAAGTTGTACATCAATATCTACATACCCGTCATCTTTATATGTATAAAATAAATTTTGATAACCTCTATCAATTACTGGTTGTATTGCAGCCCAACCAATATTGGCATTTTCTATTGCAAGCAGTGCATTATTCCATTCTGAAGCAACGCTTATTAACATATTACCAAAATCTTTTGGTGGAAGTTTTCCTTTATATTCTGCAACCTGTTCTATAGTTTGTACATCTATAACATGAAATGTAGAAAAGTCAGCTCCATCACCTCTAGCAACGTCAGCTACAACAATATAATCTCGAGAATAATCTGGGTATTTCCATAACCAATATCCGTTATCATAACCTCTTCGTTCTATTGGCTCCGTACATTTTAATTCAAATTCTTGCAATATTGAACCATCAATTACAGTGTGACCAGAACTAATAAAGTCACAATCACATTCTTGTGCCGCGCCCTTCTCACCCAATAATTGAGTTTGTTCATCTCGCCATGCTTGATCTCGTTCTGGGTGCACATCCCATCTAAGTCTAATTGTATTAAAGCCGTTGTGGCCAGATTCAGCACCTGCCCATGTTTGATGGAACCAATTACCAATACCATTAGGTGTTGAAAGTACTATTGCGCCGCCTCCAGTAGATAGAGTTGCTTGTGATGCTACCCAAATTTCTTCAATGTTTCTAATAAATGCAGCTTCATCTACAATTAATAATGATAATGCTTCTGAACGTGCTCCGGTAGATGCTGAAGAAATTGCTTTTATTTGTGAACCGTTTTTAAATTTTAATGACAACTTGTTGTTTGCTGTCATATTACCTTTTAACCATGAAGGTAAATTATCATGCATTACCTGCACTTTTGTAACAAGGTTCTTTGCTACTTCTTGTGTTGTTGCAATAACAAGTACGTTGAAATCTTCATTGAACAACATTGCCCAGAGAGCATATCCTGCAGATAATGTTGATATACCTAACTGTCGGGACTTCAATATAATATTATATCTACTATCACGTAAATCCGTTAAGGATTGTTCCTGGAATGGATAAAGATTAAATTTTATTTTTCCTTTAACAGGATGTTGAATATAACAATAATTACGCATAAAAAAGACGGGATCTGAAGCACATTTTTGGTACTGTTCCGCGATTATTTGTTTTATGTCTTTTTGTGCTGCCATAAATTATTTACCAATTTTCCACATCAATCTTAGAGAACCAACCGGTTGAAGGTTTTGATTGATGCCTAATCCCACCCCAAAAACACGCTTACGTTTACTTCTCCAAAGTAACTCACCACCAATGTAATTGAATTGTTCTTGATTTCCTGCTAACCCAACACCATAATAAAATTCATTTTTTGAAATAAGTGAATCTCTTTTTATGATTGTAGTCGGAATATAAATGTTTGGATTGATTTCTCTGAATATGATTGAATTTTGTGATATAGTATCATTGATTATGATATTACCTAATGAATCTAAATCTAATGTATCCGTATAAAAATACTTTGTGTAATAATCTTTTAATACTGAAAGTGTATCAATATCCTTTAAGGTTGTATCATGTACCGTATCAACTCTTACTCTCCATTTAGGAACATAAACTAAGCTATCAAATTTTACAGTATCCCATTTTGTTTCTATTTTGGTAATAACAGTTCCTTCAACA